CGCAGCAGTATTTACTGCGGGTGGTTTCACTTTCCAATCATAAAAAAAACAAGATACTTATAGGGGAGTTAAACGCTCCCCTTTATCTTAAAGCCGAATATATTTATTAAAGATGCCACCAAATCCATTTAGAAGACAACCAAACATCAATGATATGATGTATCCGAAGGGACACAATCAACCAAGACAAGTGTGGGGTGCTGTGATGAACGTGTATAAAGCACCAGTAACAACACCACCAGTAACACCTTCTCCAACGCCTACGCAGACACAATCAGGAACACCAAATCCTACTGTGACACCAACAAACACACCGACACAAACACAGACAGGTACACCACAGGTTACACCTTCTCCAACGCCTACGCAGACACAATCGGGAACACCAAATATAACTCCAAGTCCTACACAGACACAGAGTGGAACACCACAGGTTACATCCACACCTACTCCTACCCCTACTCAAGCAGCAGGAACAACAGAAGCAAGAACATACTTATCAGCAGTAACTACTGCGGGTGGAACTGTTAACTCTACAATGTCTGCAGCAACAATTACGATGTTTAATTCAATTTGGAGTAATGGATTAAATACAGGTATGGTGGCTATGTATCCATTTATCGGTGGAACAGCAGGTTCTCATAAGTTTAATGGTATGAACCCTGTAGATACTGATGCTGCTTATAGATTGACTTTTGTTGGTGGTTGGACCCAATCAACATCAGGGGCTACTCCAAACGGAACAAATGGATACGCACAAACATACTTAAATCCATTTAACATTTCAGGTTTTACTTTATCAGGTGGTTCTATGGGTGTATATTGTGGAACAAACGGACCGAGTGGTGCTGCTATTGGAGGTGCTGGTGCTGGTAGAGGGATTGGAGATGGTGATAGTTGGATATTGTATCCTGGATTAAATAACCCAACTTTACAAATGGCAGGTGCTTTCTGGGAAAATGCGAGATATGCTTATTCTGTTTCTGCTATAACAAATACATTAGGTTTAATGTCTATTGGTAGAACAGGAACTACAAATGTTGAGTTTTATAGAAGGGGTAGTTTAGTATCATCACGAGCAGACGCTGCGAACGCAAAAACTAATATTGGTATGACTTTGGCAGCAAGAGCAACTTATGAGGACAACCCGTATGAGTATTCAACATATAGACAACAATTTAGTTATTTCCACACAGGTTTAACAGAATCACAAATGACTACCTTAAATGGTATAATCCAAACTTACCAAACATCACTTGGTAGAAATGTTTATTAAAAATTATGGTACAAGTAGCACAACTTACACAAACACAAAAAGATGAATTGGTGGGACAACTTTATACAACTGATAGTTATTTCAACCCAATACAAGATTGTAATGATATTTGGATAATCTCAACTGAAGAAATTGAGTTTTGTGATAACCCACAATTTCAATGGGTTAAAACATTAACACTAATTGATTATTGTGTAAAACCATCATTATTTTCAATAGCATAATGTTTGTAGATGGGATATACTTTGAGGAATACAAAATAAAGAGTGTTAAATTGGATTTGGATACCTGTTTGATAACCTTTGAGGTAGTATGGAGCAAAGACAAAAATAAAGTCGTTAGAATCAAAGAATATCAGTTTGAGACAAATTGTGATATTGATGTAAATGAATATATTAAAAAATTGGAAAACAACTTAAATGAGTAAGGTATTTTATAGAAAAAAGTTTAGTGATTATCTTGGTGAACAAAGAGCCATAGATGATATTGTTACTTTCTTTGAGCCTGACCCTATTCCACCTACGCCTACTCCAACTCCAATTCCAGTAACCCCTACTCCTACCCCAAGTGGTACACCTTCGGTTACACCGACACCAACTAAGACTGGTACACCTTTACCAACAAATACACCTACTCCAAGTAGTAGTCCAATACCTGTTACACCAACAACAACCGCTACTCCAACAAATACACCGAGTGGAACACCAAATATTACACCTACCCCAAGTATGACTGGAACTCCTGTTCCAACGACTACTCCAACTCCTACCCCTAGTGGAGCGGCAGCAGGATATAAATTATTAGCCGAATCAGGAGATAACTTACAAAGTGAAACACCTGATGATATAAACATAGAACATTAAAAAAACAAATAAAAAACGATGGCAAACGTAAAAATAAGTGCTTTACCTTCTTATACTGGCTCCGCTGCGGACTTAAGATGGTTTGTTATGAATAACAGCGGTGAAACTGAAACCTTTAAGTTTAGTGGATATACAAGTCCATATAAAACAGGAGCAGGAACTGATAGTGTAGTAAATAACTCTAACTCACCATCTTTGGCAAGTGGGACTAATTCATTTGTATCAGTTCAATCACCAGGTTCAATAAACGCTGGTGAAAGTTCTTGGATTTTTGGTAAAGAACTATCCGTATCAACAGCAACTCAAAGTATGGTTTTTGGTAGAGCACATAATGTTATATCACCATATAGAAGTGTTGTATTAGGTGGTAATAACAATTACCTAGACCAGGGTAATAGTAATGTTTTAATTGGAGGACAAGACAATCAGGGTCAATCATCACCACAATTTTCATCTATTGTTGGTGGCTATCAAAATAGTATAGGTGGTGGTTCTTTTAACTCTGTAATTGGTGGTTCATCAAACCAAATACCAAATGGTAGTAATAACTTTATTGGTGGTGGTACTAGTAATATTATATCATCATCAGGTAATTACAATTTTATAGGTGGAGGGCAAGGTAATACATTAGGTGCCAACACCATACAAACAAGTTTAACTGCTGGATATAATAATAATATTCAAGCGACCATACTTGGATTTATTGGTGGAACACAAGACAACACAATTACATCAGCAGGTTATACTTATGTGTTAGTTGGTGGTGGATATAACACCATCAACGCAACAAACGCATCTGCGGGTAATGCGATGTATTCTTCTTATTTCTGTACTGATAATACAATAAATGATAGTTCTGTTATTGGTTCATCAAACAACTGGTTCAGTGGTTCAAGAAATGGAAATATGAGTGGTTATGGAAAACATAACTGGATTACAAACTCATATAGTTCAACAATCTTAAATAACCCATCAAGTGATGTTTATGAGTGGTTTAACAAAATTGATTCTTCATCAGGAAGTAGTATCAACTATTCAAGACAATCACAAATATTGGGTGGTGTGGATAACACCATAGACCAAGTGGCTAACTCTGTTATTTTGGGTGGTAGTGGAAACACAATCAATGGTGAATTACCAAATGTTGAAAAGTTCAATATGATACTTGGTGGTTCTGGTAATACAATATCAGATGCTGCTGATGACCAAAAATTACAAACAATTATTAACTCTGTTAATACAACACTTACAAATGGTGTTGATAGAGTGACTGCTATTGGTTTATCAGGTAGAACAATAAATGATGCCGGTTCTGGAACAACTTATGTAGAAAACTTAAAAGCGTTTAGACAGATTACTTCTGGTTTCTATGATAATGGTTCAATTCCACAAGCAGGTTATACAATCAACTTAAATAATGGTGATAAACAACAAATTACCATTACAGGTTCTGCGGGTAATACAAACCTTTATTTTATAGGAAATCTTGCTGGTGGTAGATTGGTATTAAAAGTAATCAATACTTCAACAGGGGACTTAGGATTTGCTGACGCAGCACCTTACAATTGGAAAATACCTGTTGTCTATCCTTCAGCATCACCAAGTGCGACTGATGTTTATATCTTTGAGAGTTTTGGAGACCAATCACTTTGGTTCGCATCTCAAAGTAAAAACTTATCTTAAAAATTAACTAAAATATGATTATACTAAACGAAGGATACAACAACGCAAACGCTACCTGTTCAAGAAACAAAAACTTGACTGGTTCTGTTTGTTATTTGTTCAGTTTCAAGCACAAACTTTCTCAAGAGGTTTGGAGACTTGTACCATACAGAATACCACCAAGTGTAGGATATGCACCTGGATATGATTTGTTTAGTATTACAATAGACCCAAGTCAACCTGAAACATATTTGACGGGGGCAACAACAACAGGACAAACAAATGTTCACTTAATTGAGGGTGAGTATTATGTTAAGGTGTGGGAACAATCTACATCCTTATCAGGAAATACAAACCCCAATCTTGCCTATGATGTAGTTTATGAGACAATTGCTCAAGTAAACTATTCAGCATCAACTCAACCTATCACATACTCTGGACGTAGTGATATTTATAAAATATACGAAGGATAATAACTATGATTAACATTGAAAAACTAAACTTTGGTGTAAATACCATAACATCATTTACAGAGGTTGTAAATAAGAACCACCCGTTCGTTAGTTGGGGGGCTGATAACTTATTTCCAAACGAGTTGTACATGTTGTTAGATGCAAGCCCAATTCATAATTCCGCTGTTAGAGCTCGTGTTGATAATTCAGTAGGTTCAGGATATATTAATGATTATAAAATTAACTCAAAACAATATATCAACGATGTTGCTAAACAGATGTTCTTTGAGTTGATTGTAACAGGTAATTTGTTCTTGGAGGTTGTATGGAGAAAAGATAGGAGTCAAGGACTTGCGGGATTTCACGTAATTCCAAGTAAATATATGAGGGTTCATAAACCTGATGCACCAGGTGAACCAGCAACCAAATATCTTTATTCAAGGGATTGGGTTAATTGGAGAAAGGGTGCTGCTATTATTGAATTCTCTGAGTTTGACCCAATGAACTATACAAACAGACAGATTATTCATATTCGTTCTTATGGACCTCAAAGTGAGTTCTATGGTGTTCCATCATACCTTGCGTGTATCAACGACATTAAATTAAACCACGAGATTACTGTATATAACCTTGCAAACATCATCAACGGCTGTTCAATGGGCATGTGGGTGCATTTTAATCAACCTCCTCCTGACTCAGAATACGAACAGAATAACATCTTAAGAAAGATTGAGGATAGGTACATGGGTGCGGACAACGCAAATAGAGTGATTATATCTTATGGTGAAGAAGGACAAAAACCTGATATTACACAAATACAGACAAACGTAGAAGATGGTTATTTTTCATCTATATTTGAGTTGGTTCAACATCAGATACTTTGTGGGCACAACATACCCGATGCGTCCATCATAGGGCTGCCTCAAAGAACAGGCTTTAGTTCATCAGCAGACCAATTAGAAACAGGTTTCAAGTTGTTCTTATCCACATCTATTTATCCATTACAGAAATTCTTAAACAGAGAGTTAAAACCTATTTTAGAATTGATATATCCAGGTCAAGAAATTGATTTAACCATAACACAAAATAATATAATCTAATGTTATACAACGTACTTTTTATATCAGAGCAAAAGCTAAAAGATAACACTCCAATCACCGATAATGTGGACTCCTCAGAATTGAGGTTCGCAATCCAACAATCACAGACAATACAAATACAGGAATCTTTGGGTACGAACCTTTACGAATATCTGTTAAAGATTGTTGATGATGGTACAATCACATCTGACCCATTGTTAATCAAGTATAAAGAGTTGTTGGATAACTTTATTCAACCAACTTTAATTGCGTGGAGTTACTATCTGAGCTTGGACAATTTCTGGGTCAAGTTCATGAACGTAGGTTTGGTTCAGAATAGAAATGAACAAGGTTCAAGTGTAGACCTTAAGACATTACAATACCTTAAGAACAACGCGAAAAATCAAGCAGAATTCCAGGACAATCTATTAAGAAGACACTTGTTATTCCGTTCAGGTTGGTATCCACAATACTTTAGTGGAAATCTTAATAATGGACAATTACCACCTGAAACCGATTCTGCGTTCAAAGCAAATGTTTCATTACCTGGTACTGGTTTTTATTACAGTAGAGGTGGTTGGAACAACAACTTTAATATGATGGGTCCGTTATGTGCAGGTTCGGGTTTCCCGACATGGTATGGGCATTCCAACAATTCTTAACTTAACTCAACACTGATTCCATTGTCTTCAACAAACAATGTGTAATCAACAAAGACATGGTTATCATCATCGTGGATGTTCCAAGTTCTAATGGTGTATTCTTTACCATTTTCCATCGTAATAAAGATACGATTTGATAAGTCAGATGTTTCATCAATCTCATCAATTTTATCAACAATATTATTTCTACTGAAGATTTTCTCAACCAATACATAACAGAAATGTTCGTATGAGTTAAATTCGTTTGGGAGTGTTAGTGATTCCATAGTACAAATATATAAATTATTTTTATTATTATCTAATCATCTTAAAATTTATTCCTTCTGTAATCTTATCAGGGGTATAAGATTCAAGTTCAGTTTGTATTCTACCTTCTTGTGTTAGTTTAGTCCAACGATTAAATGACTTTCTTTTCCAATAGTTAATTAGATTTTCCAAGTCATACTTGTTTGGTTCAGGTCTAACAAGTTCCACACCATCCAAGATATGTTCCTTTACATTTGTAAAACCAAATGTGGACATATAATATCTCTTCTGTTGTTTTGTTTCACATTTTGTTTTTAAGAACACCCTGAACTCATCGTGAGTAGGTTTATCATAAACCTTAAGATGGTTCGTTAGAATTGAAATAACCTTGTTTAATTCACGAGATTTGGGTGAAGATGGTTTAGGGTCTACCAACATATTGTTCCAATTAGGGTTACCATAATGTTCCCTACATTTGTTTCTTAAGTCAAAGTAGATTTCATCAATGGGGGTTAGTAAGTTTGTTGATTCAGTTAGTCCCTTAAATTTGATATATGGTTCAAGTCCATCATACTGAGAGTTAGATTTTGTATTACCATAAAGTGATGTTGTCTCAAATACCAAGATGTTTGTACCATACTTTTTATTAAACATTTCCCTTACCTCATTTGAGATACAAACCAAAGACATAAGTTTACCACCAAGATAGTTAAACCCAAATGGTTGTACTGGTACGATTGTTTGTCCGTTGTAAATGTGTGGGTTAACTTTATCCAAACGTAATGATTGTCCAAAGTATTCGTTTCTCGGTTTAATAGAAGACACTGGTGATGATATCCTAACAAATCCAACCCAAGTATTGGTTGAACGTTCTTTAAGTCCTAAGGTGAGTTTTCTACCAATCTGTGATTCAATTGGAAATGATGCAATCTGTGTGGTAAGTTCTGTAAACTCCTTTGATGATATTTCCACCAATTCCAAATCCATATCCATAGGATTCATTGTGTAGTCATTAAACACTCTACCATCAATAGGTGTGAGTTCCATATCATTAAGACGTTCAAGTTTTTTTTGTAGATAATAATCTGTAATATCATTTAATCCTTCATAAAAGGACTTAAACTGATTTACCATTTCAAGTGTTTGTTCTTCGTTAAAATATAGTTCCATACTACAAATATAAGAAATATAATTCATAAGGCAATAAAAAAATCCCCAATTAAGGGGATTATTTTTTATCGTCTTACAACAACATTACACTTTAAGATTTTACCTGTTTCAGTTAATCTACTATTTTGTTCTTGTTGAACAGATAACATCACAAAAGAGTTATTTCTAACTGGTTCCCACTTAATCAAGTCATAAACCAATTGAACATCTAACACTGTTTCATCACCTGTAATGGATGTATTGGTGTGTAGTTTACAATTCCATCCTGTGAGTAATTTTCCTTCTTCATAACTCCTCCAAACTAATGTTGGTTCAGTTACGACTTGACCAAATAAAAAGGTCTCTTTCTTATCAAATATATTATCCATAGTCATATTATTTTTTCGTCAGTTGGTTCAACGCAATTTCAGTCAATCTAATATCTCTTTCAAGATATGATGGTGTCTTATAACCTGATGATGTAAAGGTTGCCTGTTTAACTCTTAAAGAGTTTAATTTCTTTGTGAAATATTCAATCTTACTATGTTCCATATTACTTTTCATTTTTAAGGTAATTATCAATAGTTTCCAACCTTTGTCCTATTTCTTTTGTATAACCATTCTCAACATAATCTACAATTACATTGGTGATAGAGATTATCTCTTTAAGTGTTAAACATTGATTACATGAAACTGCCCACTCATTTACAAACTTGAGTGATGATTGTGTTGCGATTTGTCTTGATTGTGATTGTGCCATATTAGTATTTGTCTGATAAGTGTTGTTCGTATGCTTCTCT